CGGCCGGAAACGCCTGCGTCAGATCGCGAAGCAGTGCGTGAACTACGGACAGCGCGTGCAGAACCCCGTCTTTGAATGTCTGGTCGACGCCGCGCAGTGCAAGCAGCTCCAGCAGAAACTGCGCGCCATCATGGACGAAGAAAAAGACAGCCTGCGCTTTTATTACACCGGCAACAAATACGAGACCTGCATCGAGCACTTCGGCGCAAAAGCCGGCTATGCCCCGGAAGGCGCGCTGATCATCTGATGCGAACCGGAAGCAATCATCCCTCTCCCAGCCGGTTCGCACCCCAAAAACAGGAGGTGCCGCACGAAAAACGCCGTATCCCTCCACCCAAACGGCGGAGGGATACGGGATAGATTGCTTTTCTTTGTATCATTTGCGCAAATCTGCCGGTGAAAATTCGTCAGATTTGCCGTCGCGCCCCGCAAGGGGCGCGTGGATTGAAATTACTGTGTACGTTCCGCTGATCCGATCCGTTTCGTCGCGCCCCGCAAGGGGCGCGTGGATTGAAATCTCGCCTATTCCCCGCTGGCAGAACGCGGCATAAGTCGCGCCCCGCAAGGGGCGCGTGGATTGAAATGTCGCCGATCTCCATCTGCGGCATATCCGGCGCAGTCGCGCCCCGCAAGGGGCGCGTGGATTGAAATCAGCCGAGCTATCTCCTTGCGGATCTCGGCTTTATCCAGCATATCGCGCCTCCTTATGCCCGCTCGATCTGCTCCATGCAGCGGCGGATCGCGTCACGGGTTTTATCGTCGTCCGCGTCGCGCATCATATCCTCCAGCTGCGCATGCATATGCTCGCGGGCGTCTGTGCGGCTATAGCGGCCCATTGCGTCGCGGCGTCGGCCACGGTAAGAGCTGCCCCGTCCATATGTACCGCGCATATCCGCCTCCCACTCGCCATCGCGGGAATAGCTGCCGTCTTCAGCCATCTCGATCTTGTAGGTATTCTTGATGGAGCTCGTCAGCTTCTGGATCGCGTCCAGATCGCCCGCAGACATTTCGCGCTTGTCGGCGATTTCGTCAAGCTCTTTGCAGAGCATTTCACGCAGGTTTTTCAAATCGTACATATTGCATTCTCCTTTCACGATACGCGCTCGACGATCATATTGCTATTTGCGAAACTGATCGCCTGCGCGCTGGTGTTCTTCGCCGCTACAGTTAGGCAGCAGCCGCGCGGGACTTCCACGAATGCGGAAACGAAGATGTTGAAATAGTTCTCAACAGCCGCAGGGGTTACGATCGCTGTGGCGCTGCTCAGAGGTTCGCCGTTGATTGCAAGCGCAGCGGTAATGGCACCTACTGTTCCGCCTGTAGGGACGGCGATATTCGCACCAAAGGATACGCGGAACTTCGCCTTGCATTGCTGCGTAAGCCCGCGCAGCGTAACGAGCCCGCTTCCTTCTCGATGTACGATGCACGGCTTTCCGCAAGCCGCCGTGGAGATCAGAGGGACGTTCTGCCCAGCGGCGACAGTTTGAATCCCGGATGATGTAAATTCAGCCATAAAATCATTCCTTTCTAAAAGTATCGAATTCGGCGCAGTTAAAATTAGCGGCGGGACGATTGCCCCGCCGCGTTGCTGTCGAGTATCGGCAATGGGG